ATGTTTCTAGAACAGAAGAATTTAACAGTTCAACAAATATTGTTACAGGTGCAGCATGGGCTAGTGGTGGAAATTTAAACACAGCTAGAGATGAAGCAGCTTCATCTCAAAATGGATTACAAACTGCAGCTTTATATTTTGGTGGATACAATGGAACTAATTTAAATATTACTGAAGAATACAATGGATCGTCTTGGTCTGTAAAAAACACTTTAAACACAGTTAGATATTCTGGAGCTGGAGCAGGCACAACCACTGCAGCTTTATATTCTGGAGGTTATAATACAACTTATTTAGCTTCAACAGAAGAATATGATGGAACTAATTGGGCAACTCAACCAAACTCATTATCAACTGCTAGAGTTAATTTAGGTGGTTGTGGAATACAGACCGCTGCATTAGCTTTTGGTGGTGATAATGGAACAAAATTAAATTCTACTGAAGAATATGGTGGCACATCTTGGACTGCTGGTGGAACTTTATCAACAGCAAGATCACACGTGGCTGGTGGTGTTGGAGTTCAAACTGCAGCAATATGTGCAGGAGGACACACTCCTTCTTATAGTGCTCTTACTGAAGAATATGGTGGTGAATCTTGGACCGCTGGTGGAAATATGATCTCAGTACAAGTTAATATGGCTGGTGCTGGAACAGCAACTAATGCAATTGTTGCGGGAGGAACTGTAGCACCAGGAACACCTAATTACACTGGAGTTACACAAGGTTATGATGGAACATCGTGGTCAACAAGACCATCAATGGCAACAGCTAGAAATTATCCTAGTGGAACTGGATCTGCTACAGCAGGAATTGCTTTTGGAGGAAATCCACATCCTACTTTTACAACAGCAACGGAAGAATTTACTGGAGAAACATCAACAGCTAATGTAGAAACATTTGCAACGAGTTAATTATGGCAACATATAGAGAAATACACGGTAAAGCAATTAAAACAGTCGACGCTAATCCAACGGATGATGCGGCTACAGGACAAATTTGGTTTAACTCAACAGATGATACTTTTAAAAGTATTGTTACTCTTACTTCAGCTACAAGTCAGCCAGGAGTAACTAGATCAGCCCCAACCGCAGTGCAAATGGCTAGTGCCTCTGGTGGATCATCAGATGCAAACTGGGTTGCAGGCGGTAATACATATGTAAACTCAACTGAAGAATGGAATGGAACCGGTTGGAGTGACGGAGGAAATTTAAATGTATCAGGTCTTAACAGATCTGGTTTTGGAACATTAACTGCAGGAGTTTGTGTAGGTGGTATGATTCCACCACCACCAACTGCAAGTAATGCAACAGAAGAATATAATGGTTCTGCTTGGTCAGCTGTAAACGCTATGCCTGAAGCACTTAGAGGTTTATGTGGTGGCGGACCCGAAACAGCAGGAATAATGTATTCAGGTCACGGTAATCCACCATTATATTCAGTAGCTTCGGATAAAACAAAATATTACGATGGAACTAATTGGTCAGTTCCACCTGCAACTATGAATTCCGCTAGATCAAATATGTCTGGGTGTGGAACACAGTCTGCAGCTTTAGGAGTATCAGGTGAAAGTGGACCTCTTGGTCCACCGGCAGGATCAATGGTAGAAGAATATAATGGATCTGCTTGGACAGCAGCGCCAACTTTAAATACAGCTAGAGGAAACCAAGGACCTGCAACTTGTCAAGGGTCTACAACAAACGCAACTATGTTAGGTGGTAATCCTCCAAGTGGAAATGCTATTGAAAATTACGATGGAACTTCATGGACAACAAATTCAACAACTTTAGCAGGTAATAATTCACAATCCGCTGGTTTTGGAGCATCTGGAGATAGCATTGGAATATTTGGCGGCGGCTATAATATATCTGAAGTATATAGTGTTTCTACAAACGCAATAACCGCTGGAGCATGGTCTAGTGGTGGAAATCTTCCTCAAGATTCTAGAGGTGGTGGATCTGCTGGAACACAAACAGCAGCATGGTATGTAGGTGGATTACAATATCCAAGTGATACAAAAAATAGAACAGATACCTATAATGGCACATCTTGGACAAACGTAAATAATTTACCAGATAATTTTTTTGCTGGTAATTCTTGTGGAACAGATACAGCAGGATTAATTTTTGGTAGTAACCAAGGTTATGGAGTAGAAGAACAAACATATGAATGGGATGGAACTAACTGGACTGCAGGAGGATCTTTACCAGATATAGGACCAGCTTATGGAAACGCCGGTGGAGGCGGAACTCAAACAGCTGCGGTCGCGTGTGGGGGATATGGTGACCCACCTCCAGGAGTCTCGCAAGTAATGGAATACAATGGTTCATCATGGTCAGCTAATCCTAATTCGTTACCAACAGGAAATTATAATCAAGCAGGAGATGGAACATCAACAGCTTTATGGCTTGCAGGTGGATATTTACAAAGTTCAACAACTCTTAACTTTGATGGTACAAGTTTTTCAGCTCAAGGAAATTTAAATTCACCTCGACAATATGCTTGTGGAGCTGGATATGGAACTCAAACTAGTGCAATAGTTGCTGGGGGAGATCCGGGAACCGATACACAGGGTGAGCAATACAATGGAACATCTTGGGTTAGTGCTCCTAGTTTATCTCAAGGTAGAAAATATGGTTTAGGTGCATCTAGATCAGCTGGATCGCAAACAGGGTTTATAGCTGGAGGAGCAACACCACCAAATCCTAATACTAATAAAACAGAAGAATTTAACCCTGAAACAACAGCATTAAATGTTAAGACTTTGACACAGAGTTAAACTATGATATACAAACATTAAAAGGAGGAAGACTATGGAAAACTTTTTATATGGAGTGCTTACTAACACTGGGAAAGGATTCTTCACAGCTGAAGATAGAAGAAACTTTTTTTTAAGAGGTTATCCTGCTGACGTCTGGGTTATTGGAAATAATCCAAAAGGCGCTTTGTGGGTAGCTGATAAAGGCGGTGTTTTTAAAACTAAGTCAGAAGCACAAGCTTTAGTTGACGCTGATGTACAAGCGGCACAAGCAGCTTGGGATGCTCAAACTGATGAAGAAAAAGCAGAACCAAATAATATAAGACCCACTGACGTAACTCTTCCATAAGGATTATTAAATGTCTACGTATAAAGAACTATATGGTTTTAGAGTAGAAGTTGTATCGTCAAACCCTTCTAATCCACTAGAAGGAGAAGTGTGGTATAATTCAACTTTAGGACAACTTAAAGGTTATCTTGCTGGCGCAGCCGCATTTACATCAGGTGGAGCTTTACCAACTGCAACAGCAGCTTTAGCTGCAGCAGGAACAACAAACAGTTCAATTTTAGCATGGGGAGGAGTAGCTCCTTCAGCTGTAACAACTTCACTTTTATATAATGGTACAGCATGGACAGCGACACCTAGTTTAGGAACAGCGATTGCCTATCAATCAGGTAGTGGTACTGCTACGGCAGCTATATCAGGTTCTGGAGGTGATCCGCCAACTACAGCCTCAGAAAAATTTGACGGTTCATCATGGGCCAATGCTGGAACTATGAACACAGGACGAAGACACATTGATGGTAGTGGACCACAATCAGCTGCTTTTGCAGCTGGAGGTTGGACTGGCACTGCTATGAGTAATGCAACAGAAGAATATAACGGATCGTCTTGGTCAAATGGTGGTACTTTAAACACAGCTAGATATGGAATTTCAGCAGCTGGAACCGAAACAGCGGGTTTAGCTATGGGAGGGGGACAACCAGGATCTCCACCAGCTTTTAATAATGTTGAAGAATATAATGGATCGTCTTGGACTAATGTAACAGCACTTCCAGGAGCAACTCAATATGGTATAGGTTATGGACCACAAACAGCAGCTAAACAAGTTTCTGGATATAGTGGTACAGCATATCTTACAACTACTTTTGATTATGATGGAAGTAGTTTTACCGCTGCACCAGCTGTTTCTACTGGAAGACAAGATGGAGCAGGTGCTGGAACCGACAATACATCAGGAGTTGTAACGGGAGGATATGGTCCACCTGGTAGCGCTACAACAGCAACAGAAGAATTTGGTAAAACTGTAGAAACAAGAACATTGACAGTTAGTTAATAAAGTATATATTAGTTTACGAAAGGATTATTATGACAGAAAAAAGAAATATACATGCACTTATAGAAAAAGAAGCACCAAGTTTAAATAATTTATTAGACCCAAATGATGTTAAAGAGTTTAAAGCATTAACTACAGAATTAAGAGACACTTGGACTAAGAAACAAGTATTTAGAACAGAAACAGAAATGAGAATGTCTGTTCTACAAGACATGAAATATCCAACAAAAGCTGCAAAGTATTGGCAGTGTGTTAGAGAACAAAATGTTTTCTTAGAAAACTTAATGACTTTGTCTTTTGATTGTAGACGTAAGGAAGCAAAAGTTAAATGGTTAGAAAAAAAGATTGAAACAGAAAAAGACGATTATAAATTAACAAAGTATCAAATAGATTTAGATGAAGAGCGATATGGTCTTGCTAACATGCAACTTGTTGCTAAAGATCGTATGAGAGAAATTAAACTTTGGTCTACATTAAAAAAAGAATTTGATGATGGAACGTTTGATACACAAGACGTTAACAGGCACCAACTAGATTCGTATCATATGATTATGAAAAATAAAGCAGAGACATTAACATCAGGCTCAAGTCAACCTGAAGTATTTAATGTGTTAGGTCAATTAAAAAGTATAGAAAGAGTTAAAAAATCAGGTGAAATGATTTACAACAGGAAAGAACAATTACAACATGACCTTGGCGCCAAACCAAAATAAATTTAGTTTTATATTTTTAGGTCAATCAGTATTAAAATATCAAGTACCTTTAGATGTCTTCGGTGCAATTAATAATATTTACGAAAAAAAATATCTTGATTTAAAACCTGCTAATAAACAACTTGTAGGTAAGATAGAAAAAGAACATAGTTTGTTTTATGATGGTCAAGATAGCCAAAAAATGACTAGACACAACCATTTACCCAATACTATATTGCAATGGTTTGAATCCAGGTTTAAACATTATTTAGATTGGAACCAAATAACAGGATACAATATGCACTTTAATTCTATATGGGTTAATCAAATGTTTGAACACGAATATAATCCAGTGCACGTGCATCAAGGAACAAGATTTACAGGATTGTCTAGTGTAATGATTTTAAAATTACCACAAAGTTTTGGTGTTGAATATTCAGCATCAGATACACCACAGAATGGCAAGCTACAAATACTGGGATCATCATCTGGTCAATTTGCTCATATAGATTATCAACCAGAAATTAAAGAAAGAGATTTTTTTATATTTCCATATGATATGAGACACTGCGTATATCCTTTTAATGGACCGGGATGGAGAAGAACTCTTGCGTGTAATTGTGATGTTGAATATGATCCAATTAAAAATAGAGGAGTAAGTTAATGTACGAAAATATACATATTACAGAACCTAAATGGAAAAGTTGGATAATACAAACCACACAACCATTATTTACACCAGATCAATGTAGACAAATTATTGCATCAGGTAGAGCACAGCCACCACAACAAGCACAAGTTGGTATGGGTAAACCAGGTAGTGGAACAGATACTAAAAAAAGAATTACAACAATATCGTGGATACCTTTTAAAGAAATGAGTCACATGTATGAAGACCTTAATCGTTTTATACAAAGAGCAAATGAAAACCATTTTGGTTTTGGAGATATTAGAATTACAGAACAAGCACAATTTACAGAATATCCTGTAGGAGGATTCTATGATTGGCATATGGACAGTGATGTAAACATGGCTCACGAACCACCTGTAAGAAAAATATCAATGACTCTTTTGTTAAATGACCCATCAGAATTTAAAGGTGGAGATTTAGAATTAATGGCGCCAGGTAAATTTGCAGAACTTAAACAAGGCCATGCAATTATATTTGCATCGTTTTTAAATCATAGAGTTGCACCAGTAACCAAAGGTGTTAGACAATCTTTAGTTGTTTGGTTTGGAGGCAAACCTTTTAGATGATTAAAGAACAATTTTTTCCAACAACCATATATGGTAAAGACGTTAAATTAGATAACCAATTATTTGCTAATGAAATAATTGAATGGTCTAAACGAGATCCTGGTTTAAAAAAAACAAACCGTAATGGTTGGCACTCTACATCAGAAATGCATAAGATGCCTGTATATCAACCTTTAGTAAATGAATTGTTTGTAATGATGAATGATATATGGAAAGAAGAATGGTTAAGTAGGGAACCTATACTAGGTAATATGTGGGCTAACATAAATCCTCCAGGTGGATACAATGTTGCACACATCCATCCCAATAGTTTATTTAGTGGAGTATATTATATAAAGGCTCTAGAAAATTCTGGTGATTTAATTTGTAATGAACCAAGAGCAGGAGCACAATTAAATATGCCTACTAGAAAACAAGGTACCCCACCAAAACATTTATGGCGAGAAGTATGTTTAAAACCAATAGAAGGAAGAATTATAGTATTTCCTTTTTATCTTTGGCATAACGTTGCACCCAATGAATCAAATGATATAAGGATATCAGTAAGTTTTAATTTTATACAACATGGCTTTCAATAAATATCACGTAATCAAAAATGCACTTAGCTACGAACTAGCTAATTTTATATTTAATTATTTTTTACTTAAAAGAGATGCCGTTTCTTGGATGTATCAAAATAACATTACATACGACAATGGTATGTTAGGCACTTGGGAAGACAAACAAGTTCCAAATACATACTCTCATTATGCTGATCATGTTATGGAAACATTGTTAGTTAAGATGTTGCCTGTAATGGCAAAAGAAACAGGATTAAATTTAATACCTACATATTCGTACTCTAGAATATACAAAAAAGGCGATGTATTAAAACGTCACAAAGATAGACCTTCTTGTGAAATATCTACAACATTAAACCTCGGTGGAAATCCATGGCCTATATTTATCGATGGCACAGGGGCTGACACCGTCATAGATGAGTATAAAGAGATACATAAACCCAACGCTCCAGCAGGCACGAAAGTCTTGCTTGATGTGGGCGATATGCTAGTATATAGTGGTTGTGAACTAGAACATTGGAGAGAACCTTTTGAAGGGGATGTTTGTGCGCAAGTCTTCCTTCATTATAACCATGTAGATGGTCCTTTTGCTGAAAAGAATAGGTTCGACAAAAGGCCGATGTTAGGTGTTCCGCCAATACGGAATATGTAATATGAGGTTATATGCTACAAAAAATAGGGTTTCTACCTGGATTCAATAAACAAGTAACATCTACGGGTGCAGAGTCTCAATGGACTGGAGGAGAAAATGTACGTTTTAGATATGGTACACCTGAAAAAGTAGGTGGTTGGAATCAACTAGGAGCATCTAAACTTACTGGTGTAGTAAGAGGTCTTCATCATTTTGTTAATAAAGATTCAATTAAATATGCAGCTATTGGTACAAACCGAATTTTATATATATACTCTGGAGGAGTATATTATGATATACATCCCTTAACTAATCCATCAGGCACAGCAATCACTAATGCATTTAGCACGACTAATGGAGATCCAGAAGTAACAATAACTTTTCCTGGATCACATAATTTTCAACCAGGAGATATAATTTTATTTGGAGAAACATCTACATTTAGTTCTATAACTAATTCTAATTTTGGTGCTTCTGATTTTTGTGATAAAAAATTTATGGTAACAACTGTACCAAGTTCTACCACTATAACTATTACAATGCCTAGTAATGAAACAGGATCTGGTGCAACCACTTCTGGAGGCATAACTTATTTTCAATATTATCATGTAGGACCACCAGAACAACTGGGAGCTTTTGGTTGGGGTATATCTTTATGGGGTGGTAATATTTTAGGATCAACAACAACAACTTTAAACGGCGCTTTGTTAGATGATGCTAATGGTACCGGTGGATCGGGAACAAGCATTACACTTACAAGCACAACTGGTTTTCCGTCTACGGGAACTAATTATATTCAAGTGGGCTCAGAAGAAATATCTTACACTGGTATTTCTGGTAATGACTTAACAGGTATTACAAGAGCTGCTAGAGGATCTACGAGATCTGGACACAGTAATGGTGCCACTGTTACCAACACTTCAAGTTGGACTGGGTGGGGATCACCTGCGGCCAACACAGACTCAGTTACAGATCCTGGTTTATGGTCATTGGATAACTTAGGTTCAACACTTATTGCTTTGATACATAACGGAGAATGTTTTCAATGGGATGGAGACGCATCAAATGCAACAGCAACAAGAGCAACTATCATAACAGGTGCACCAACCGCATCACGTGATATGTTAGTATCTACACCCGATCGTCACTTAATATTTTTTGGAACCGAAACAACTATTGGTGATAAAAGTACACAAGACGACATGTTTATAAGATTCTCGAATCAAGAAGATATAAATACTTATACACCAACAGCAACCAATAGTGCTGGTACACAAAGACTGGCCGACGGATCACGGATCATGGGAGCTGAATTAGGTAGAAATGCAATTTATGTTTGGACAGATACAGCTTTATTTACCATGCGTTTTGTTGGTGGAGATTTTGTATTTGCTTTTGAACAAGTTGGTACTAACTGTGGATTGATAGGTATGAATGCAGCTGTCGAAGTTGATGGTTCTGCATATTGGATGTCTGAAAATGGTTTTTTTAGATATACAGGTAAACTAGAATCTATGGACTGTTTAGTAGAAGATTATGTTTATAACGATTTAAACCTTACATCTAATCAATTAATTTATGCTGGCGTAAATAACTTGTTTGGAGAAGTTATGTGGTTTTATCCAACCTCAACATCTAACGCTAATACAAGATCTGTTATGTACAGTTATTTAGATTCGACAACAAAAAGACCTATATGGTTTACAAATGCAAGTTCTATATTTAAAAGAACAACTTGGCAAGATTCTGCTGTATTTGGTTTACCACACGCAACAGAATATGATCCAGACAACGATGACTCTTTTGATGTAACTGGTAATACAGATGGTATTAGTTATTACTACGAACATGAAACAGGTGTAAATTATATTAAAAATGGATCAACAGTAGCTGTTCCAGCTAACATTACTTCTGGAGATTATGATATTACACAAAAAGTTGTAAGAGGAGCTGCAACTAATTTAGGAGATCTTAGAGGTGATGGAGAAAACATTATGCGAATAAGTAGAATTATACCTGATTTTATTTCACAACAAGGCAACACAATTGTACAATTAGATTTAAGAAACTACCCTAACAATGCAGCAGCTAGTTCACCTTTAGGTCCATTTACTATTACGTCAAGCACAGATAAAGTAGATACTAGAGCAAGAGCTAGATCAATTGCATTAACTATATCCAACACAGCGATAGATACAAATTGGAAATTAGGAACTTTTAGATTAGATATACATGCTGGGGGAAGAAGATAATGGAAGCAGCGATAATAGAATTTGCTAAAAGATATGGCATGGCGAAAGCTATAGAATATTTTGGTTTAGATAAACAAACACAAAATCCTAAATATGCAATTAGTCTAGGGGGTATGAGTTTTGATCCTATAAATGCGATTCAACGATCTGCACTTAGTAGAGGAATAAACACTGCTTTTAGTGGAAACTTAAGTGGTATAATGGGTCCTGCAGCTATAATGGGAGGTGCTTTAATGTTAGGTAGAGCTTTTGATCCTATGAGACAAGGTTCAATAAATTATAGTCCTAATCTTAAAGGTCAAGTAGATTTTTTATCTACAAAACCTGGAATGCTTAGTACAAACCCAGGAACTGGTGGACTGGTCTATGGACCTAATTCAGTATTATCTGGTCAAAACGTTTCATCAATGTTTGGAACTAATAGCTACGTAGGACAATTAGATAAAAAAATTGATTATTTTGATAAACAAAAAGAGAAAAAAGGTTTTTTAACAGACTACCAACAAAAACAACAAGACAAAGCTAAAAAAGAAAAACAGGACATTTATGACGATAGAGCAGATGTTCGAGATAGAGGAAAAACAAAACATGGTGGGGGTTATAAAGGACCAACAGGAAGAGATGTTCACGGTAATGGTGATGGTAAAAGTAATGGAGCTAGTACAGGAAGAGGCGATGGAAGAGGAGGGGCTAATCCACATAGATAATGGCTAAGATAGTACAAACATTAACGAGAGCGAGCAATGAATATGAACCAGATGTAGCACAATCTTTAATTAGAGATTTAGATGCTGTAATAGAAAAATTAAATACATCGTTTCAACAAGAATTAAAACAGGAGATAGAAGCTAAAAGTTTCTTTTTAGATTAATGGCAGTAGTAAACCAATATAAATTTGCAGGGTTAAATGCTAATACGGATAACACAGAAAAAAACCCTTTTGGGTCAGGTAATCCTTTAGTTAGTGAAACGTATCTCATTAAATCTATTATAGTTAAATCTGCAGGAACTCCTACACCTACAGTAACAAATGATGGCATTGTTGTTATACAATCGGCAGCATTAGTGGCCAATCAAAGTAAAGAATTATTAACACAACCGTTAATAGTTGAGGGTGGAAAAACCCTTACAATTAAAGCAGGTAGCGCAGACGCTTTTACATTTGGTGTTAGCTATCTAAATATTAAGAAAGAGGTAGTTACATAATGATTGAGTTAAAACCAGAAAAGATAATAACAACAATAAGCAACAAAAAAACAGGGGAAATCTATAAGGATGAGGAAGCTTTAAAAGCAGCCAATATACCTGAAGAGGACGTTAGAAGAGATGTCAAAGTTATCATGCCACCTCTTGATTTGTTCTCAAAAACAAAGTAGTATGAGAAACTCTATAGAATAAGGCAATTATGGCAATAACAGATTTACAGATATCCGAAGAATTAATGACTGACGCACCATCTATTAAATATAGAGGAGACGAAGGTCCTAAATCACCACAAGAAGAACAACAAATGATGGTCGATGCTTTGTTAAAAGAAGAATATAACAACTATGTATATGATTTATTAGAACAAAGACCTGACGCAACACCTATGTCTTTTGAAGAATTTAGACGAATGGTTATTGCAGAAGGACAAATGTCAGGTGGTCAACCATTACCCCAAGATCCAACAGAACCGGTCAATCCTTTTAAACCAAAACCAATAGGACCAGTGCTACCAGACAAAAGACAGATGGCAGCGTTTGGTGGTATTATAGGTGTCGATGGTAGAAGACAATATGGTATTGGATCATGGTTTCAAAAAGCAAAAGACAAAGTTGTAGATGATTTAATTCCAAACGAGATAAAAGATAATCCTTTACTTACAGCTGCACTTGTGGCTGGTGGGGATCAATTATTAAATCAAGGAAGAATAACAAACACTGTTTTAGATTCTATATTAGGTAAACAACAATATGGAGATACTGATATGGAACCTCTTGGACGATCAGGAGGTATATTAGAAACAATAAAAAATTTAGGTACGGGAGCTAAAGATGCAACTGTAGAATTTTTAGGAAAACCAACTAATCCTGACGACCCAAAATCTAAAACTTATGGTCAAACAATTTTAAGTAGTATAGGTAAAAACATTATACCGGCACTTGGTGGTATTGCAGCAGGTTTGTTTACTAAAAATACAGAGTCTGATACACCAGGTTTACCAAGTGACACTACAGCATTAAATTTAGCAGAGCTTAAAAAAGGTGCAAACTTAGCAACTCAAAAACAAGGACTAGCAGCAAATTTAAATTTCTTACCAGCTGTTGAAACTAGATTATTTTCACCAGAAGAAATGGCTATCACTTACGCACAAGCAGCAGCTAACGGTGGGAGAATAGGATTTAACATGGGTGGTGGTGCTGACATGGGTGCTCCGCAAATGAATGCAGCACAAGCAACAGAAGAAATAATAATTAAAATAATGCAAAAAATGCAAGACCCAAATTTAACAGATGAAGACAGAGCTTTTCTTCAAGCACAATTACAAGTATTTGCTATGCCAAAAAATCAAGCAATGACTTCTGCAATGGGTAATAAAGAATTTATGAACTCGTTTATAGAACAAGAATTAAATCGAGGTTCTTCTCAAGAAGAAATAAAACAAAAAATTACAGATTCTTTTGATATAACAGTTCCAAACATAGATCCAAAATTTATAAAAAAAATGCCAAAAGAATTTGACATGTTTATAAAACAAATGGATCCAGAATTTATAAACCAAATGCCAGAAGGATTTGAAACTGCTAAAGCTATGGGTGGTAGAATAGGCAGAGCCGAAGGTGGATTAATGGACCTTGGTGGTATGGAAAAAGATTATAGAGCTGAAGGTGGGTTTGTACCTATAGGAAGAGAAGAAAAAGCAGATGACGTACCTGCAAGATTAAGTGTAAATGAGTTTGTATTTACTGCAGATGCTGTTAGAAACGCAGGTGGTGGAGATATAGATGAGGGAGCAAAAGTTATGGAAAACATGATGAAACATTTAGAAGCAGGTGGACAAGTATCAGAAGAGTCACAAGGTATGGCTGGCGCTAGAGATATGTTTGCAACTTCACAAAGATTAAGCGAGGTAGTATAATGGCAATAGAACAAGTACAAAATTTACCACAACAATACGTAACAGACCTTGGTGTTGATTACGGAAAACAATTAGCAGGTTTAACTTCAATACCTTTAGATACCGCTAGATTTGCACCGCAAGTAGCAGCACAAGATGCACTACAAACGCAAGCATATAATTTAGCAGGTCAAGGTGTAGGCGCGTATCAACCTTTTCTTACACAAGCAGGAGCATACTCTGGACCAACAGGTTACCAAAGTTTTATGTCTCCATATCAACAAGATGTAATCGATGCAACGATGGCTGACTTTGATAAACAAGCAGCTATAGATCAAAGAAACATTGGATTGAACGCTGTAAGAAGCGGTAATCTTGGTGGTGGTAGAGAAGGTGTTCAACTTGCAGAACAAGGAGCACAATCTAATTTAGATAGAGCCGCGTTGCTTGCAACATTAAGACAACAAGGATTTAACACAGCACAAAATTTAGCTGACCGAGCGTTTGGTCAACAAAGAAATTTAGCAGGAGATATAACAGATTTCCAAACAGCAGATATTAACCAGTTGGGTCGATTGGGCGGTCTACAACAAATACAAACACAAGCAGTTCTTGATGCACAAAAAGAAGCAAATAGACTACAGGCGTTTGAACCTTATGAAAGATTAGGTACATACGGATCTGGAGTTGCAAGTCTATTCTCAGGTAATGCACCGTTCGGTAACCAATCAACAGTAACACCAAATCCAACACCATTACAAACGGCTCTTGGAACAGGACTAGTATTAAGTGAAATATTTAATCCTCAAGGAAGAAGAATTCCCCAAGGCGCAACTAATATAGTTACATAATTATGAACAGAATAATGAGAAGACCAATGTTTAGAAAAGGTGGTAGTGCCGGTGAAGGTATTACTTCAGGCCTTGCACCTAGACAAGGTTACGACGAAGCAGGTAGTGTTAATCAAAACGATTTATCTAAAATAGATCTTGGAAGCATGAACATGCAACAGTTAAGAGACCTTGCATCACAGATGGCTTACAAAGCACCACCTATGCCTGTAGATAGATCACTTGGTAACTTTAAAATAGATTTAGGACTAGATTTATTAAGTAGATCACCAAGTGGAAATATATTTCAAACAGTTGGGGCAGCAGCCAAAGAACCATTTAG